AGTACATGGCGTAATAATCCATGTCTAGTGAAAATCTTTTAATGTGCTGAACTAAAGCACCAGTGTGTGCATGTAGTTCTATGCCTGCCTGCTGCATCTTGCGGAAGAACACAATGTCCTCACCTACATACTTATCGCCAACATTTTCTTGCTCGGCAAACATAGACTGGTTAGGAAACTTCTCACGCATTTTAGGGATAATTGACTTATGCATAAGGACAAAACCAAAGCCCGCACTATCTACTTTAATAACTTCGTTATGTGGTAGTGGGTGTACATGCTGAATAGTGTGCTCATCTACATCATAAAACAATGCAGGGTATGGCTTAGCCAATGTGCCTTCATTTTCCTTGGAGATAAAGTAAGTACCACTAACTACTGGCTTGCCAATCTTATCTGCAGTATCCCAGAGTTTAGCAACTACTTCCATGTTAACTACAATGTCTGAGTCAATCCATAGAAGCCAATCAGTTTTAATCTGGTCAGCCCAATAGTCAAACAGAACTTGGCGTTGTCTGCCAATCTGATTGCCCTGCACTCGCATACTGTGTGTAAGTTCGATGCCGTTGTTGGAGCACTGTAGTGCTACGCTAACGACACCTTCTGTAAACTTACCATCAGTGTTACCGTTGTCACACCAGCCTATTGCTAGTGTTCCTTTATTTACTTTAGCCATTGTGTCCCCTTTTCTTTACTGTTAGACGGTAGGAATCTCCGTCAAATGTTCCACCTGTTGCGCCTCATACACTGACTTTAACATAACAGTAAATTCCCCGTTGCCTTTGTCAATCGTTGCAAACTCGTTGCCTTCGTATTCTGTAAAAGTAACATTATTCATTTTTATAACTCCGCACTAAATCCGATGTAATTACCTGAATTATCAAAACGTAAAAAGCCTGGACGATGAGCAGTTAACCCACTACCACCAGTTAAGTTTACACGTGTTGCGTTTGAAGTAACAGATGTAAGGTTAGCACCCGAAAACGAGTAGTCTGCAACAGAAGGAACAACCCAGCCAACACCACTAATGTCCATTGATGTTGCTGCTACACGCATTGTTTGAGGAAAATGTACAATTGCTGCGATTTCAGTTGTTGAGTTTGCACTTCCCGCTGCAATAAAGTCACCAGCACTATCAGCAACTGTTCTCCAATAATAACGCTGGCACGCTGCAAGTTCACCCTGATAAGTAGAACTGTAAGGTGCATAAGGTGTGGCTACTGAACCAACCTCTAATTGCACTCCAGTTACTTCAAAGTAATCTGCTGCTCCTGCTGTACCTACGGGAACATAATTAAAATCTATTGATATTTCTGTAACATTTGAAGCAATGTTTCCGCTTACTGTAAAACGTTGCCAAGTTGTTGTTAAAGTAACACCAGTATTAAGAGGTGTAGCCAAACCAGTATAACCAGCGCTTCTTACGTTTTGGTCTGTACCAGTACCAGTAAATACATTGGCTGTTAAAATAGATGAAGCAGATGAATAATTAGCACCTCTGCGAGCATAAAAAGATAAAGTAACTGTTTTGCCTGCATACTGTATTGAATTCAAAGTCTCAAAAGACTGAGTAAGATATAGAGCAGTTGTGTCTGTTGTGCTAACGGGTCTTCCCATTCTTCCACAGTATTGAATGTTTGGAAGATTAGTTGTATCTCCAGTTGCTTGACGGCTTACCGCTCCATTACTTCCCGCATATAAAAACCAACGGTCAGCAGTATATGCACCACCTGCACCACCCGATACTGATGTACCACGTTGCCATACATTAAAAGCAGAATTAAGAACAGCGTTCTTACCAGCAGTTACACCTGCTACCGCACCACCAGAGTTTTGCTGAGTAGTGGCTGTGTTATAGGCTCTGGTCATTAGTTACTCCCTGGTTGTGCTGGTAATTCAATCTGTCTTGGGTCTACATTACTTGCTGGTAAATCACGCAATGCCTGGCGATATGTAGCCCACGCTGCTTTATCAACAGGTGCATCTTCAATCTGTGTCCAGTCAGTACGAGTTAATTCTTTATTTCGCCAATGGCGCAAACGATTTAGAAAAACTTCATCAGATACTTCATTATCATTACCAAAACCTGATTCAAATAATGCCATTATGCCACCTCGTAAACAATTGAAAGTGCAACCCGATTTGAGTTGCTAAACCACGTTACAAAATCGCTATCTCGTGTTAAAATGTTGCTTTGTCCTGAATAGAGATTTGCGTAACCACCTTTTCCAGTATTGTTATTTTCGGTAGCAGCACCAACAAAGGCTGTTGATGGAGTTAAAGTTCGTGCTGCAAAAGGTGCAGTTACAATCATTGTTCCTGATGCAGTTCCAACATTAGTCAAGTCGATTTGATAAGTTGCCACGCACACTTTGCCACTTAATGAGTAACGAGCCGAAACGGTGTAACTTGTAATTGTGCCAGATGCTGCTGATACTGTTGGCGTGAATGAGGTCCACGCTGGAAAACCGCTTGATGGGGTAGCCCACTTTAATCCTGTAGCAGTGGTTGAATCTGCGGTAAGTACTGTGTCGTTTGCGCCTACTGCAAGGCGTGCTGGAGTGTTGTCCGCAGTAGCAGTCAGCAAATCTCCCTTAGCATCTACTAGCGCATTAGGAATAACCGCTGGAGTATCGGCAGCATTAGTATGCTGATGAGCACCTACTCCGATTGGATACCAGACATTATCTGTAGCATCCCAAACATAGCCTGGTCTTGGTGTATTACTGATGGTCGCCAAGTTAGTTTCCTCCTAGGAGTAGTTGTGCTTCTTCTTGTGTAATGCCTAGTTTATCTAGGAGTGCTTGCCTTGCTGCAGCCTTGGTAGCATCTTGTTCTGCTTTCCAAGCATCATACTGTGCAAACCCTGCTTCAAATTGTTCCTTAGTAATAGGTTCGCACTCTAAAAATTCAATACCTTCGTATAAATCTCCACGAGCAACATACCCTCCATTAGGAATTAACATACTTAATACATTTTGAATAGTAGCCATTATGCACCTATTTCCATTAAAGTAATTACTGAGTTGGTTGTTCCTGCTTGCACACCTACTGCTCCACCGTTAGCCGTAGTATAAACGGCTGCTTGTGTTTTATAGGTAATAGCCGAAGTTGTTGCTGGGCTATCTAAATAATTAAGAGAAGTAATTGTATTGCTTTCTACTCCAACACCACCAGTAATATTTATGTAAGCCGCGCTAGCAATACCACTTGTAATAAGTGCAGAGCCACCTCTACTGATTCTTAAACCATAACCTTGGTCCTGTGCATTTCTATAAAATTGAGCACTTTGATTTACTAAAACTAATATTTTAGATGTTGCAGAAGTGGGCGTAATTGATAAACTTAAACCTGTATCGGTGTAAGAAGTTGAGGCTATTGTTGCGGGTGTATTGTAAACAGTTTGCACAACCTGTAAAACTTTACCACCACCTCCTGCTGGAGTAGTCCACGCAGGAACCCCACCAGATACAGACAATACCTGACCAGATGAACCAATACCTAAACGAGCAGGTGTATTAGCACCTGATGCATAGATAATGTCACCAGTAGTAGTAGTCAAAGACTTGCTAATAAATGCTGAGTTAGCCTGAGTCTGTGTGTACACATCAGAGATTGCTACAGGTTGTGCAGCAAAGACTTCAAAGATATCTCCAGTTACAGAGGCGTTAGTCAATGAGATGCTAGTACCGTTAGTTGCTGTGTAGTCAGAACCGCGTGCAAGTAATGCACCGTTCTGGAATACCTGCTCATAACCTACGCTATATGTCAAAGGTACTGAGTTATCATCATTGCCAGATAAAGTTGTAGTTCCATTAGCAGGAGCCTTAGACCAGCGTAGCAACTGGTTGATAAGTGCTGTGCCATCTGTGTCTACCCAAATCTGTCCATCGGTAGGAGATGATGGTTCAGTAGGTTGTGCAAGAGAACCAGCAACTACTGCCCAACTTGCGTTGGTTCCATCTGTTGTAAGGAACTCACCAGCATTACCTGTCTGTGATGGAAGGCTATCTACTGTTGCCCAAGATGCTGCAGAGCCATCAGTTGTAAGATACTTACCAGTCTGTCCTGTTTGAGTAGGAACTACATATACGCTAGAGGTGTCAAGAGATACAGTAACTGCACCTGATGTTCCTCCGCCAGTTAATCCTGTACCAGCAGTTACGCCTGTAATGTCTCCAGGGTTAGCAGCGGTCCATTCAAGTCCTGTTGCTGTTGCTGAGTTAACACTAAGAACATAACCGTTGGTTGCTGCAACTGTTAGTTGGTCAAAGGCGCTTGCGCCTGTACCTACTAGTAAATCGCCTTTAGCATCAAATGATGCAGCCACGGCTGCTGCTGCACTAGCAGCACTTGCTGCTGCAGAAGTTGCACTTGTCGCTGCACTTGTCGCTGATGTAGCAGCAGATGAAGCACTAGTTGCTGCCGCACTAGCAGATGATGCGGCACTTGTAGCACTTGTAGCAGCGGCTGTTGCTGATGATGCAGATGCTGTCGCACTGTTAGCAGAAGCGGTTGCAGATGCAGCCGCGCTTGTAGCGTTGGTTGCTGCAGCAGTTGCTGAGTTAGCAGCACTAGTTGCGTATCCTGCAATTGTTGCTACTGAGTTAGCAGCAGTTGTAGCACTGGCTGCTGCACTAGTCGCACTAGTTGCCGCTGCTGTGGCAGAGGCTGCTGCAGATGTTGCAGAAGTTGCTGCTGCTGTTGCTGAACTTGCTGATGCTGTAGCAGAAGAAGCAGATGCTATTGCTGATGTTTCAGAACTACCAGCAGAAGTAGCAGCAGATGTTGCGCTAGTAGCAGCCGATGCTGCTGAGGTTGCTGCAGAAGTAGCAGAACCTAAAATACTATCTACATAATCCTTAGGAGTAGCAGATGAAGCAGACATTCCTGCTGATGATAGACCAGTAATAACTGGTGAACCTGAGATAGTTGGGCTAGTTAAAGTCTTGTTTGTTAGAGTCTGTACTGCAGTAGCAATAACCACTGTGCCTGTTGTATTAGGCATTGTGATTGTATTGTCCTGTGTAGGGTCAACTACTGTCAGGGTAGTCTCATAGGCATCTGCTGTTGCACCTTCAAAGACAATGCTTGCATCCACACCAGCACCTGAGATACTAGGATTAGTAATAGTAGGGGCGGTAAGAGTCTTATTGGTTAGGGTCTGGGTATCTGTAGTACCTACTACAGCCCCTGTAACCCCGTGTACGCCTGTTGTAGACTCAATGTGAACGTTAGCCTCACGGTAGTCACGACCAATAGCCATATGGCGAACTACTGCACCAGCAGAGTGAGCCTGTGCAGACGAACCATCTATAGCACGAGTAATAGTAAAAGTATTAGTTGATACTGCCGTAGCATCTACAATTTCTTCAATGGCTGTATCTGGGTCAACAACCAATGTAAAGGTTGTGCCACCAGCAATTGTTGCACCACCAAGAAGTGCAGGTCCAGACTGAACAACAATCGTTGTTGCACCAGCAGTAACCGCGCTTGTCAGCGTAGTTTGCTGAGAGCGTGAGGAGTAATTTCTAGTTGTCATTTATATTCCTATCGGCTGTAGTGAACTCGTGTTGGGTACTGAGTTAATTGCTTTTGCTTTTCTTCATTAAGACGCTGTTGATATAGTCCAAAAATTTGACGCACTGCTGTATTAGATGCACCGAACGGACGCTTAGAATCAATCTCATCAGCCTGTGGGCTGTACTGAGCAGCACGGGCTGGGTCAAGATAAGACAACAGTCTGTAAACTGCGCCTAAAATAATTACATCTTTAACTGTATCTGATAATCCAGTCTGTGTAGAAAAATCTTGTGAGTTACTTGTAAAAGCAACTGGATGTGTAGCATACATAGCCTTAACAGTTCTACCAGGAATAATAACATCATGAATAGTTACAGTCTGTGAACCACCACCCCATGTTGCAGTATCGGCAAATGGGTCAAAGGTCCATCTACGAACTCTAATCCATTCCTTAGTTGGCCCAATATCTTGCCATGACATTGTAAGGATGTTTTCTATATTTAAATCTTGGAACTCATAGGTTGTTACGGCTGCATTATAAGTAAATGATGTCTGCTTAACTGCATAGATAGAAGAACCAACTGCTTCGATGGTATCGTTGATAGCCTTCTTAATAACATAGCGCGGGAAAATAGGTGAGATAGTAACCTTTGCATCCGCAGCATGGGTAGCAGCATCTGTTCCAAGATAACCTCGCCCATAAGGGGCGACTGTTGCTGTATTACCAACACGGTCAAATGAATCAACCCACATTAACTCTTCATCAATCTCAAGTATACCTTTACCCACATTGCTAGTATCTCCAAGAGACAAGATTGTAGGTGCAGTACTTGGTGATGTTAGTGTGCTAACAGCAGTTCTAAGATAGGTAGAACGGTCCTGCTGGTATGTATAACCAGACAGATTAATAAGTACTTCATCAATCATCTGCGTTAGTGTTATTGTCATAGGTCTATGCTCCTTAATGCAACAACGGCTGATAGTCCAGTAGTTCCTGCTAATTCATTGCAGATAGCGTTCATCATCTTGTAATTGTTAGGCTGACGATTTGCATCAGCCTTAATGTTTAATGCAGCAACAATACCCAAACCACTAGTATTAGCATAGTTGTTTGCTGCACCTTGCTCAGATTGATATGCATCTGGTGTTGGATATGTACCACCGTTTGCAAGACGATTTAATTCGTCAGCAAATGTGCTACCTGCTACTCCTGTTGCCATTACTTACCCTTTCGTTTTGCTGCTGCATTATCTACAAGGTTTGGATATGGTCGTCCAGCCTTTTTGGCCATTGCTTTAGCCCTTGCTTTTTGGGCTGGTGTTAAAGGAGTTGATTTTTTCTTTGGATTCTTTTTATCCCAAAATGCTTTCTTCTTCACCACTTTACCTTATCCGCCCAGTAAGCCGCAGACATTTTGCCTTTGGCAATGTTCTTCGCATGACGTGCTTTGAATGATGCTTGACGCTTTGTAGGCTGTCTATCACCAGTTACACCCTGCTGACCAAAGCGAATAGTTTTAACCTTAGTACCTTCTTTGGCCACAACAACATGTGACTTTTTTGGGTGGTTTGGTGTGCGCTTAGGCTTGTTAAAACCTGACACTCCTGCTCGCTTTAGTCTAGGGTCTGCCATTTTTACTCTGTTCCTCTTCCGCCCTGCCAGCCAGGAATCTTTGTAATATCACCTTTATATTTAATTAGTAATTCTTCAAACTTTGTAAGTTTGCGTGGCTTAATACGTGTTTGAATATCTCTGACTTCTGCTGGTGTTTTGCTTTTAGGTGTACTTGTTGGCTTAGGAGTCTTTGGCATTTACTTCTTCTTGCCCATCTTTTTCATAGCCATCTTCTTTGTAGTCTTTTTCATAGCCATCTTCTTAGCAGCCTTCTTTGCTGCCATCTTACCTGCTGGTGTGTATGGGAACTCTTGATTTCCGACCATTGGCATTATATTTGTCCTATCTCTTTCATTACTGCTACGGTTGATTTGTTTACTTTATTTGCATCAGGCATGGTGTTTGAGTTGTATGGTCTACCTAATACTTCGGAAGCCTTTTCGGCTTCACGAATCTTTTGCATTGATGTACCGCCAGGTTGTATACCTCGTGCTCTAGCCTCACTGTAAGCATTTAGTTCTTGGTTAAATGCTTTTTGTGGCCTTTGACGACGAGAGT